TTACACGCTTTAAGCAACACGTCATATATGCAGACGCAGCCGAACCAGACCGCATACAAGAATTATCCCGGGCAGGCTACAAAATAGGCGGGGCAAAGAAAAAGCCCGGAAGCGTCAAGGCACAAATTGACTGGCTACAAGCCCACAAAATTATTATAAGCCCCAAATGCGTACAGACGATACGAGAGTTTAAGCAATACCGATATAAGCCGGACACGGTAAACGGCGGATATTTTGACGAACCAATACCCATATTCGACGACTGTATAGCCGCCTGTAGATATGGTATACAACCCTTCCGTATGGAAAACGAAGTAGGAACAATGGAAAGAGAGGTAATAGGCGTATGGTAATTAAAGAAGTGGACATCAGGCCGTATGCGGTTTATTCAGACACACCGCTAACCACAGAGCAGATATGGAAAGCCCTTAATGATACAAACGCACAACGAGCGCACTATACCCGGTTAAGAAATTATTATGTTGGAAAGCATGACATACTTTTACGGCAATACACGGACGCTACAAAACCAAACAACCGTAATGTATTGAATTATTGCAGTCAAATAACCGACTTCTACACTTCCTACACCGTAGGCGAACCCGTAGAGTATAAGGGTATAGACGCAGCCACCACCGCAGCATTTGAAGAAAACGACGAGCCAATACAGACTTTTAACACAGCGCAAAACTTATGTAATTTTGGTATGGCGGCAGAAATCTTTTATATGAAGGACGGCAAGCCCAAGTTTAAGGCCGTAGAGCCAATCGAAATAATACCCGTATTAAGCACCGACATAGAACATGAACTACTAGGCTTTATAAGGCTTTATACCGTAGGTGAATACGGATTTGTAGACTATTACACCGACACTACAATGCAACACCATTTACTTGAAACGGGGAATTTAACGCTACAGAGTACAGGAACACACGGCTTCACCCGGCCACCGATTGCCTTTTATAAAAATGATAAAGGCGTATATGAGCAACTTATAGGTATTCAAAACGCTATAAATACCCTGTGTAGTGACATAGTAAATGATTTTGAAGTTATCACAGACAGCCTTTTAGTTATTCCCGGCCACATGGACACCGACCCAGAGCAAATACAGCGCATGAAACAAAACCGAGTATTGCTAACTGGTACGGACACTAAACCATATTGGCTAGAAAAAACCGCAGACCGTTCTTTTGGACAGGGCATACTTGACCGTTTCATTCATGTAATAAAAGAAAAAAGCGGGCTTCCCGACATGGAGCGGTTAGGAAGTTACGGGGCAAGCGGCCGCAGCCTACAATTCAAGTTAATTGTCACAGACATTATAGCGACAAGTATTGAACGTGCTTTATCCAAAGGCATTGCCGCACGTTTTGAAGTTTTAGGCGTTCCCACGCCTGAAATTATTTTTACAAGAAACTTCATTATCGAAGAACAGCCAGACGATAGTGTAGCTTAATTTTTTTCCTTATCAGAAATCCATTTTATTTTAGGAGGTAAACAATGAAAAAGACTATTGCAAAAATATTAGGGCTTGTAAGTGAAAACAAGCTGGACGAAGCCACCGCAGAAATGCAAACCATTTTAGACGAACCAGACCCACAGCCCGAACCCGACCCGCCGCCGATGGGCGACCCGCAGCCGCAACCCGCAGCTATAACCACGGCCACCATAGAACCACCAAAAGGCAGCACTGGAACGCCAGCAAAGCCATTACATGAATACAGCTATAAAGAACTGTTAGCCGTATACAATTCTAACCCTACAGACTTTGAAGCCTTGAAAGGAGCAATTTAATATGTCAATCAGCTTGCTACAAAACATGATAAACCCGGAAGTCATGGCCGCAATGATTAAGGCAAGGCTAGACCACGCCTTAACCCTTAGAGGTTTTTACACCATAGAAAACACTTTAACGGGCAGACCCGGCGATACTTTGACATTGCCAGCATGGAACTATATTGGTAAAGCCGAAACCGTGCCAGAAAACACCGAAATTATACCTGTTGAAATGACTACAGAAAAACAAAACTTTACTGTAAAAAAAGCAGCAAAAGGTGTAGTTTTAACAGACGAAGCAGTGCTTTCCGGCCACGGCGACCCAGTAGGCGAAGCAACCCGTCAGCTAACTACTTCTATTTTTGAACTTATGGAAGTTGAAGGTATAGAGCAGCTTGCCGCCGGAACTTTCAAGGAAGCCACAGGCACGGAACTTGGATATACAACAGTATTAGCGGGACTTGGTGTATTTAACAATCTACACGCAGATGAAACCCTTACCCTTCTTACGCCATTCCAAAATTACCTTGAAGTCTTAAAAGACGAGCGATTTTTAACCAACGACCAACTAGGCCGGGCAGCTTTAGCCGGGGGCAGCGTTGGCAGTATAGCCGGGGCAAGAGTAGTAGTAGTTGATTATCTACCAAAAGGAGCAGCCTATTTAATGCGTGGCCGTCCTATTTTGCTAATTAAAAAGCGGGACATTACAGTAGAGAGCCAGCGGGAAATGTGGTTTAAGCGCACCGGCATTACCAGCGACGCACACTATGTACTTGGTATTGCAGAGCCGTCAAAAATTTGTAGGCTTGATATGGCAGCATGAAATAAACGAACAAATTTAATGTTTTTTGACCGTAGCGGTTTTGACAGAATAAATTTATAAATCATTTTTGCTTGACACGCATAGGATATTTTCATATTCTATAGGTAAGAATAAAAAAACAAGCCGAGGGCGGCTTGTGACTAAACCGTAATGGAATTAAAAAATTGCCAAAACGAAAATAGCCGTTATCCTTTCCCTAGGGCGGCTATTTTTCGTTTCTTTTATACAACAACCACGCAAGAACTACCAATGCGAGTGTAAGAAGCAAGTATAGAACCTCAAACAATGTTATCATATGGCTTCACCCCCTTTCGAGGATTCAGCCGAAACGCCGCCACACGGCTTGCTTGTCTATTATACCACTTCCTAAAAGCCTTTCAAATAGGCTTTTTTTATTTTCCATACCAATCAAACATATGTTCGTATATTGTGGTATAATCTTATTAGGCTTAAAAAGATTGCGGGGAAGGAAAAAAAGTGGTTACTTCTTGAACCAATCCGAGATATGCCGGAACAAGCCGGGCTTTTCTTCCGGCGTTTCGGTATGCCCGTCCATCAAAAGTTTAGGCTTATCAGCGGCGTGTAGTATTTGTGCAGCGTGAGCTTCACGTTGAGCATTAAGCAGGGCTTCATTTAATCCAGCAATTTGTATGTTTTTAACTTCTAATTCTTTATTCTTTACTTCTAACTCACCTTTAAGCATAGAAATAAGCGTCTGCACCGTGTCTGTAGACGCATCTATAGACTTGTCTATATCCTTGTCCGTAGACGTGTCTATATCTTTGTCTATAGCGTCATATGCAGCCCTTATCAGTTTTTCACCTTCACTGCTTATCTGCTTTACGCCTTTTTCGTCTTTTGTTATGTGTGCTTGAATATCAGCGTTACGGGCAATGCGTTTTTCTACTGCTTGCTTATTTACGCCTAATTCGTCTGCTATTTGTTTTATTGTTTTCATGTACACACCACCGTCTATATATTCGTATATAGACATAGTAGCACATTGTATATATTAAAGACAAGAAATATGTATGTACGCTTGATATAATGTTACGTCAGGCATATACAACATTATATCAAGCGTACATACATAATATATTTTTTTCATGCTTGACCTTACCAGCATGACATGCTATAATATAGAAAAATATTGAAAGGGGAGTACCCCATGGAAAAATCAGTTGTAATTGCAGATGTAGTTGGTTTTAAGGAAAAAGGCCAAAAAGACAAGCCTTTACCGAAGCAGCTTACCGCATCAGAAATCTTGATGGAACTAAGTACAAATCAAAAAACCGTTCCTGTCCAATCTAATGTATCACCCGATTTTAGAGACAGGATTAAGGAACTGGCAGAAAACAGCGGAATGTCAGTATCTAAACTATGCCACAACCTTCTGGTGCTTGGTTACAATGAATTTACCAAAATGGTAGAAGAAAATTCACGTCTAACCTATAGTGCTACTTTTGTATGTAAATGCGGAAGTAAATTTCACTATCAAAATGTTGCAGGAATGACGGACGGCGAAGTTACAGAGCAAGGTAACAAACTTCAAGATGAACATTACTGTAAAACCTGTAAAGACACGTACCATTTTGTCAAAGTAATAAAAGAGTAGGAGGTAGATTATGCGCGATAAATTATCTACCTTCCTTCAAAAAGTCCAGCGCAAAGTTGATGAAGTTATCAAGTCGTCAGGGCATGGATATATAACTATCCATGTTCAAAACGGCAAAATAACTAGAATTGAATCTAACACGTCTGAACTGGTAGGCGGTGATTCTCATTGACACACGCCCGACTTTAACAAGTATCGACTTGGCAAATGAACTTGTTAATATAGGTTACCAAATACGCCATAATGTACTCACCAACGATATTGAGGTTATAGGGCTTGAAAAGTACCAAGAGGACGCAGCGGCGATACTTCCTACAAAGCTATTTGAATTTCTAGGTGATACCTACAAGAAAGCCAGCAAGCAAAATATTGTTGATTATCTTGCAGTATTAGCCCGTGACAATGCAGTCAACCCGCCGCTAGACTTAATAACAGCTAAACCATGGGACAAAAAAGACCACTTCCCGGATATTTACAGGGCTTTACATATCCCGGACGACGACGCATTAAGTAAAGCCCTTATCCGCAAATGGTTCATGCAAGGCGTTTCTCTTTTGCATAATGAATATTCAAACCCATTCGGAGCAGACGGCGTTCTTATTTTGATAGGCCCACAGGGAGCGGGCAAGACTTCATTTTTCCGCAAGGCAAGCATGAAGGACGTTCACCTTTTCGGTATGTACTTCCGGGACGGCCAAGAAATAGACGACCGGGACAAAGACAAGCGACGACGGGCAGTAACGACGTGGATTGCAGAACTAGGCGAAATAGGCTCAACAATGAAAAGCGATATCGACAGCCTAAAAGCCTTTATCACTTCCGAATATGACGAATACCGCCTACCCTATGGCCGGACGGACAAAAAAGCACCCCGCCGTACCAACCTATGCGGGACGGCAAACGACAGCGCAGACGACGCAGGATATTTAATCGACCCAAGCGGCAACCGCAGATTTTGGACAATCCATGTCAAAGAAATATCGCTGGAATTAGTAAACGCTATAGACTTCCTTCAAGTTTGGCGGCAAGCCTATCACTTTATGAAAAAAGAAGGGCTACACGCCTTTAGGCTTACCAAAGAAGAACAAGAACTACTGGAAGCCCGTAACGCCGGACACATGAAAAAAACAAAGGGTATGCAAGAAGTTGACGACATTCTATTTGCAGCCATCAGCGAGCCGGACAAGCACACTTGGACGTACCAGACAACAACCAAGTGGAAAATGCAGTATGACGCAATAAAAAACTTTGACAGCGGTATTATAGGCCGTGCAATAACAGCAGCCATAAAAAACAACCCGGAGTATGCCGTAGACGGACAGCTTAATGAAAAGCGAAAAAGACAAGACGGCAAAACAGAAAGGGTTAGATGCTTACCGTCATATAAGCCTAATCAGTATATACCACCGGGCTTTAGACAGGAGGATTGATATGGGATATTCAGCCGAAGTTATAAAAGCTGCACGACGGGCAGACCTTCCAGGCTTCCTGATGGAGAAGGGCGAACGCCTTAAAAAAGATGGGAGCCGATACCGACACGCCACACATGACAGCTTAATTTTCAAAGGCAATATGTACTACTGGAACAGCCGGGACGATAAAGGAAATTCCCTTGACTATCTTACCCGCCACATGGGTTACGGCTTCCAAGACGCAGTAAGAACCTTATCAGCACGTACAGGCTACATTGCAGAATACACCGACAACGCCACGTATGAAGCGCAAGAAAAAGCCGGGAACTACAGCCGTGTAATTGCCTACCTAACAAAGACACGACTTATAGACCCGGACATTATCCTTTACTGCATAAACAAAAAACTTCTTTATCAAACACATGGTAAAAATAATGCCGCATTTGTAATGCACGACGAACACGGGCAAGCAGTTGGTGAAGAACTGCAAGGCACGCTATCAGAAAAACGCTTTAAGGGCATTTCTCAAGGCACTAAATACGGCTATGGCTTTAGCATTGTACCACACTCAGACGGTAAATATCTATTGTTTTTTGAAAGTGCAGTAGACCTTCTCAGCTATTGGACACTATCAAAGCGAGAAGGTAAGAGCCTAAAAGGTTGTAGGCTTATATCTATGGCCGGGTTAAAAATGAATATCGTTAAGCACTTCCAGTCAGTATACGGCGGTGAGATTGTTTTAGCCGTAGACAATGACGACGCAGGACATACTTTCATACAGCAATGCCTTATAGCGGGAATGGAAGCCCATATCAGACAACCACCTTTTAAGTTTGAGAAGGGCAACGACTGGAACGCACTTTTACAGCTTATAACGAACGAACCACAGTATTATGAACTTTGGAAGAATGGCACGGCAAACGCATAAACAGGGAAGCCCTAGTCAATATGATAGGGCTTTTTTCATGTGTACAGATGTACGGCATGTACAGATACCCAAAACATAACTGGACACGCTTATAATCCTGTATTTATGCGGGTTTAAGGGTATTCGTGTACAGATGTACGGTAGTTTTGACTAAAACATTCTAAAACCAGCGCAGCTTTTGCTACAAGCGCATATTTATATAATTTATAATTTATTTATATTATACATCCGTACATCTGTACACAGTAACCATCTAACCCGCATAGATACAGACATTTCAAGCGTGTACAGATATAAAAAGCTAACCGTACACAACCGTACACCGTACACAAATGAAACGCCCTTAGCTTTTTTTCCTTCCCCGCAATCTCTTTGCCCTTTGTGTGTGATAGGTTGTAAAAGTACGTCTTTTCTATAAAACACGAACCAATAGAAAAAAGCCCGTATTTACGGGCTTTTCAAGGGTTAAAGTATTAAACTAGATTATATAACGAATTAAAACAGTAGAAAACACGTACTTTATATGAAATTGACACTTGCAGACGCTTCATTTATGGCTGCTTGACTTACCCTGATATATCTTTGTGTTGTGGCTATGCTTGTGTGGTTAAGCAATTCCTTTAACAATTCAATGTTATTACCGTTGGCCTCATATACGTGTGTAGCGTACATCTTGCGGAAGCTGTGCGTACCTATGTTGGTAAGGCTTAGATAGTCTGTGATAATGCCTAGCTGTTTCTGTACAGCCCGGACGCTGATAGTAAATAACATTTCTTTTCCCTTAATGCCTTTGTCTATGGCATAGTTGTATATGCACTCAATGACGGCGGGGTTTACGTCCCGGTATTGCAGCTTGCCCGTCTTATCTTCTGTAGTTTCAAGTTTACCGTTACGGAAATTGCTCAGGCATAGGGTGAGTACGTCGCCTATGCGCAAGCCTAAAGACGCTTGAAGCTGGAACGCAAGGGCTATTTGACGGTTAGGCCGGAAGGTTGCGCCTGTGTGTGTGGTGAAGCCGTCCAGCAATAAACCTATGATTTGCCTGTATTCGTTTTGTTCTAAAACCCGTGTCGCCATGTGATAACCACCTTTCAAAATTATATTTCCATTATAATAAAAAGTACGTGTTTTGTCAAGCAAAGTACGCAAAATAAAAACGTAAACTTTTACTTGACATAACACGCACCTTGCAGTATAATTACTATTATGGACGATTGTATTTAACCGCCGCTTGTACGCCTTGTCATAACGTAGGGAAACACCCACGGGCAAGGAAAAAAAGCGGGGTAATAGCATAGCAATAACCAAGCCATACGGAATAACCGACGGCAAGGATAAAACCTTGTTTTCGGTTATTCCTTTTTTGTTGGAAAAATTCTTAGAACTGTTCATCAAGTAATGTCAGAAGAAAGGCGGTAGGATATGAAAAGGATAATCGCAATGGCAGCTATAGCCGTATTGGTAATTGGTGTACTTGCTTTTACTGCATTTACTGTACACGGAACAACAAGCGGGGGAAGTGTGCAGCGGCAGACGGTAACAATAAACGGACGTAGACTTTCAAGTGAAATGATAACCCGGAACGGTGTAACTACATTGAACTTAACAGGGGACAGGGCAGATAGCATTATCATTTACATTAACGGGGAACGCATACACCCGGCAGAATAGGGGGCGGCAGAAATGTTTGCTGGGCTACCCAAAGGAATAAGGACGACAGGGGCTAACTTCAAGCAGGCCGGGTATGAAATAGGGGCGGTACTAGATAGGGACTATTTTGACATCTACAGAATTATCGACGGTGTAAGCACCGTTATAGCGTCAAATGTTCCATGTAATGCAGACTTAAAAACAATAGATGTACCAGAGCCTACAGCGGAAGTAGCGGCCAGTGTGGTTACGTCTATAGACGTATATACTCACCCTTTTGTAAACGTAAGAAATACAGATTATTTATACGTTAAAAAAATGGATTACATGAGCCAGCGTCTTATAGCGTGGTACGCCGGATTTTGTGGCCTACCGTTTGCATATCAGAGCCGCCAAAAAATCAACATGATAATGCAAACAATGGGCGGGGCTATCGACTTACCAATACCGCCACCGCTTCCAAACCAAGTACAGATAATGTTTACCTATATAGACAATGAAACCGGGCAACCATTCCAAGCGGAGATTGTGCAGTTTGGAAAAATAGGCGTACCCTTCACATTTAACGTAGAAGAAATTACAGGCCGGATATTTGAGTTTTTTATCCTTCACAGCGAAACGCACCAAGTCAAAGAATTTACATTTACGCCAAACGAAAGGCTTTATGTGATACCGCTGCATTATTCAGTAGCCACCACAGCCGGAGCGGTTAAGTTTTTAGTAAATTCGTGGTTTACAAGAAATAACAACACAATGGCCAACGGCCTACATCTTGATATGAACCGGGCTATTTCCGACTTTTCGGAACAAGGTACAGACATAACATTTACTCTTACCCCGGCCAGCTACTCACACCATGAAACAGGACAAATGCTTACGCTGGGAGTGAACCCGTCCAACACAGTAAGGAATATATTTGTCACATACCCGGACATGGCATGGTATCGTGTGACAAGCGCAACCGCAACGGCGGGAACGTCAACAGTTACAGCAACGCCGCATCAGCCGACAGCGCAAGAACAAGCAGCATATGTACGTTGGCAAAATTGGTAGAAAGGGGCTAGGACATGGAACTTGAAAAAAAGTTAGAAGCCTATTATGAAAAAGTTTTAGCGCAAGCTATAGATTCAGATTCAAAGTTAAACCAAGCCCATGTTATTCAAATATTGCAGTCCCTACAGCAATGGCTACAGCATAAAGCACAACAGGGCAAACAGGAAACAGACGGCCAGACACATATTACCGTCGAGTACATCCATAGGAACGAGGGTATAGACAATGACAAAGAAGATAAGAGCGGCGATACTGAAAACACTTGAAACCCTTATAACTAGCGCAAATGGTGACTATATACAACTTGAACCCATAGCGAATGTGTATATAGATATGTTGGCCGTATACGTTGAAAGCTACTGCAATAAGCGGGACGGGGACACCTTGCCGGACGTGGCATATACGCAGACTATACCCTTTATGCTTTTTGACTTCTTTACAGCAATGGAAGCGGGGAACACAAAAAACATAGAAACATTACGGGAAGGTACAGCACAAGTCAAATATGGTACACGGGACACCATGAACGAACTTTTAGAAAGGACAGCCGCCAAGTATCACACCATATTAAACCGATACCGTAGGGCAGTAGCAGTATGAAATTTAACGGAGCATTTAAGGCGGCAAATGAAAGCCGGCACAGATACCGGGTGCTAATTGGTGGAGCTGGCAGCGGGAAATCGCAAAATATTGCACAAGATTTTATTTTGAAACTATCTACCGGGGAATATCGAGGGGCTAACCTTCTTGTCGTTAGGGCAAGCGATACAACCCACAGAAACAGTACGTTTGCCGAATTGGAAAAAGCCATACACCTTGCGGGGCTAACCCGGCATTGGGAAGCCCGGCGGCTTCCGCTGGAATTAAGAAACAAAACCACCGGGGCACAAATTATATTCCGGGGGTGTAAAGACTTAAACGCCCTTGAACGCTTAAAGTCTGTAACCGTTCCGAATGGTTGGCTTACATGGATTTGGGTAGAGGAAGCAAACGAGATAAATTCAAACGCCTTTGGTGTGCTTGACGACAGATTAAGGGGTATGTTGCCGGAACATCTATATTTTCAAATTACCGTTACCCTAAACCCTGTAAGCGAAAACCTATGGGCAAAACACGAACTTTGGGACAGCCAAGACCCGGACATATTCAAGCACCATAGCACCTACTTAGATAATGCTTTTGTAGGTAAAGAATATCACAGGCGTATGCAACGGCGTTTAGAGGTAGGCGACATTGAAGGTTACAACATTTACGCTTTAGGAAAATGGGGGACGCTTGAAGGCCAAGTCTTTAGAAACTATAGCGTAGAAGAACCACCAACGAACCTTAGAGCCTTTAGCGTTGGCCTTGACTTTGGATATTCGCATAATACAGCGGCCTTGCTTCTAGGGTATGACAGACACGCTGGGATTCTTTACATCATTGACGAATACTGCAAAAACGAGATAACCACCGCAGATATTGCAAAAGACATTACACGCTTTAAGCAACACGTCATATATGCAGACGCAGCCGAACCAGACCGCATACAAGAATTATCCCGGGCAGGCTACAAAATAGGCGGGGCAAAGAAAAAGCCCGGAAGCGTCAAGGCAC